ATTCACCGTCTGTTGAAGTGATCCGTTGTTCTTCGTAATCTCAAAACCGAAGAGTGTAATTCCTGAAGAGTTCGCGGCAACTTCACCATCTGTTTGAACCCAGTCATCCGACGCGAATTGCTTAATCCAAACGCGCTTGATTCCCCCGATCTTATCTTTGCAGGGAAACGCCCTGCCGTTGATTGTAATTGTACAAGCCATTTTTTAGGGAATTAAGGGGAGGGATTTTACGCCCCTCCCCGAATGAATTAGGATGAGCGACGAGCTACAGCCAAAGAACCCAAATCAACGATTTGAACCCCTGCGCTAAACTTCATAATGATTCGAGTAACATCGTCACCCGTTACACCCATCAAGTTCAAGACAGCCGCTTCGATGTGATCAGTCAACAAGTCAGTTCCGAAGTACAGATTCTCCTTCTTCGAGAAGATGAATGTGTCGTTCGGCATTCCACCCGGTGTGATAATCTCATAGCCGTTAAAGAAGTTTGCAGCTTCAGCAGCGTGGAAAGTCAACTCAGTAGTTCCAGCCAAAGCCGTAAAGTAAAGCTGCTTCATTGCGCGGCTCATGAACAACTTTGTGTCGGGGTCACCTGCTAACACGTCGGGAATATCTGCCGAAAGTGTTTTCAATCGTCCGAGAATTGTTGAGCTTGTAGTTGCACCAGTTAACAAGTCCTCATGTCCTGGAGTACCTGCAACAATCAAGTTACAAATTCCGTCAAAAGAATCATAAGTCCCGTCTGTTCCGCCATCGTCAAAAGCGTAATTTCCCTGCCATAAGTTGCGCTCGACTCCTTCAGCAACCTTTGCGGCTACGTATTGAGCGGCAAACGCTTGGAAGTCTGCGGGAGAGTTTGACGATTGACCGCGCATTTGGTTGGCTTCCCAAGCAGTTCGAAGGTCTTTGTTGCAGACTTGCTCATTGACTTGGAGTGCTGTTGTAGTCAATACAACGTCGGTCAAAGTTAGAGAGCCGGCTGAGTTTGAGAATTCACATCCAGCCGCTTGCAAAGCAACACCGTCGAACTTGCGAAGGTTGGCTTTGTATCGGACATTTTCGAGAACCTCGACGTAACCATTTGCGATGGTATCGCCTGAGAGGATAGCAGGAGCGACGTAAGGAAGAGCCGCGTTGCCTGCGTAGTTTGAAGTAATTACAGCGTTAGCCATTATTTAGAGAATTGATTTTGGATCGCGGCAATGCGCTCCTTCATTGATAATTCGGTCAAGTTGACAGGAGTTGGAACCTCCATCTTTGGGGCGCGTGAGATGCTCGGTGTGGCTTGCTTGCTCAACTCCGTAATCTTCGCGTCTCGCTCTTCAATTTGTGAAGAGAATTCTTTCTTTGTTGCTTCGATAGCTTCGGCAATCATGCCTTCAACAGCTTCACGAGTCAACACCTCAGATGATGCTTGAACCTCTTCGGTCTCCGCTTTCATCTCTTCTTCCTTCTCCTCTTCCGCTTCGACTTCGGCTTCAGCCTCTTTCATCTCAGCGACTGCGCCTTCTGCTACTACGAGCATCGAGCCGTCCTGAAGTTTGTAGTCTCCATCCGGGAGAGGGATTCGTTCGCCTTCGTCATTCACGACAAAAGCAGAAACACCGACAGCGAATGCGTCCGCGTCAGTCATAATTTCTTGACCGCTTTCAAGGACGGCTGTAGCCATCAAAGCGACCTCTTGTGTTTCCTCCTTCTCTTCGACAGCGAGTTCGACGCTGTACTTTTCGAAGATATCGGAGATGCGTTCTTTCAGAGTCATCTTCTGGGGTTTTTATATATAACGATTTGAAGGGGTCAATCCTTACTCGTTAGGTGGTTTTTTACAAATTCAAGTCCGAGTTCCACTTCGATAGCCGACAAAAGTTCCAATTCCTTGAGCTTGGATTCCGACCAACGAAGAGCAGCCTTTCCGCCCCAAGCCATGTACATGAGATACCCGCATCCGTCAGAGAATGAGGTCGACGATTCCAAGTCCGCTTCGTGACGGATTAGATAAGACCTCATTCGCTTGATGGTTTCGACGCTGATATTCTCTCCTTTGGCGAGTTGGCTTGCGCGTTGCTTTCCTACGTCCGTTCCACACGATCCCCAGCCGTTCTCCTCAGCCCATTCGACCGCCTTCTTAGCGTTGTTCTTCACTCCGTCGGGGTAATCGTTGTATGACTCCATATCGACGCGCTGTCCCTCTTTATATCGCTTATCTTTTTTGACGGTTGCCTTTGCGAGTTCGTACTTGTTGGTGAAGAATCCCTCAATTGAGAACCCTTTGACGCTGCCTTCCTTAACGTACTTCTCCCATATCGCATCGTTGTCGACCTTCATTGAGACCATCCACGTTCCGACCGGGACATCGAGTCCGTACATCCGACTTTTATCTTGCTCTCCTTCGACAATCCAACTCTCAACGACGTGCAATCCGTTTAACGTATGCTCGTGTTCGAGGGTCGCGTTCGCTTGATTGCCGTTTTTGAAGTAGAGTTCCATCGCTCGTCGGACGGTCTTCTTTGAAAAATACACGTAATATTCCTCCTCCCCGTTCTTTCGATAGATGGGTTTATCGGGAATGAGTGCCGCACCCATGACCAGACGCTTCTCATTGTCTTGGGTCTTGAATTGGATTTGTTCGTTCTTGAGAGCTACGAAGTCCGATTCGATGGCGGGTTGTTCTACGAGTGAGATAGCGTCGATTCCGTAGAGTTCCGCTTCTTCGTCAATTATGAGTTCAATTATGTTCATCCTACTAGTGATGCTTGATCGTTAATGCGTTGGTTAGCTTGTTGGCTGTTCGATACTTCCGAGGCTATGACGTAACTCCGGATACCCGTTTGTCCTGCTCCGGCTCCTAAGAACCCGAGGTCGAGTTGTGGGCTTTGCGGAATTGCTCCCGTTGCACCTCCCCCTCTGCTTCCCGGGGGCGGTGGTGTTGAAGAGCTTCCGAATTTAGTTTTCTTGATTGTTGCGATTTGAGCAACTCCCGTTGCGGCTGCGATGGCTGCCTCTACAAATTGCGCTCCGGTCGCTAGTTTGATGGGGTTACCACCTGCGGTCAAAGCACCCGTGACAGCCATACCCGTTTGGATGATGGCTTGAGCGACTTGGAACTTCTTATTCCGTTCGAACGCTTTCTTCTGATCCGATTCGCTTTCACCCGCAAAGGCTTCGTTCAATTGCGACAAAGCACCCAAAGCAGCGGATGCCATTTCTACCCCCTGAATTGCTACGAGTTCCGCCCCGTTCAAAAAGTCTTCAAACGTCTCGCGTCGTTGTCGACGAATTGCTTCTTCGGTGGTCTCCGACCCGAGCACTTGATCCGCGAAGTTTGTTGTCCTTGTTTGGAGAGTTGCTTCGGCTGTCTCTTGCGTGACTTGGAGTGTTCCTTGTTCGGCTTTCTTGCGGTCTTCCATAGCCTTAACCGTCGCATTCGCGAGGTCGATTTCGGCTTGCATTGCCTCGTGAGCTTTGGTGATGCCCTCCACCTTCAGCGAGTTGAGTTCCGTTTGCAGTCGTTTCTGAGTTCGAAGAGATGCCGTTTGTAAGTCAATGACCGCCGCTTCAGCTTCGGCAACCGCTTGCAAATCTTCCTCCATGCTTTCCCCGAGTGCGACTTGTTCCCGTGCTATCCTCGCCCGCTCTTCAGCTAATTCGATTTGACGTGCGACCGTCTCTTGCTCGAGATCAACCGCCCGTTGAAGTGCTTCGATACGTTCCTCAACTGCGAGGGTGTCATCTTCAGCGAGAAGGCGAGCTTCTGCGATTTGTTTATTCGTCTCTGCGCGTTGTTTAATAAAGTCCCGCTCTTCGTCCTTGAGAGCGTTCATTGCCTTTTGTAAGTCTCCTGCGGCTTTGGTCTCTCGAATAATCTCGTCGGTAATTCCTGTGAATGCGCCCTTTACATCATCCAACGCGCCTTTGAAGTCACCGGTGAAGAACTTAACCAACGCCCCACCGACTTTCGAGATACGATCCCGGATAACATCGAACGCCGCCCCAAGTGCTTGAGTTGCGACTTTGAGTTGCTCCGCTCCTCTCTTTGTGCTTGTGAAAAAGGAAACAAGCGAGCCGATAGCGACAAGAAGAAGACCGATTCCTGTTGCAGCGAGAGCAACCTTGAATGACTTCAATCCAGCGACCCCACCCTTCAACCCTCCGACCATATTCCGGAAGCCTGTCACGGCTCCCCCGGTCATCTTATCAAGTTGACCCGTTAACCCACTAACCGCCCCCGCTGTTCCGTCGACGCTTTCGCCAACTTTATCAATTGACTTCGTTACATCGCTGGTGTCTGCTGATACTTTTAGAACGATATTTTCAGTAGCCATTTAATTGAGATATAAAGAAGATAAGCAAGTCCGAAGATGTAAGCGAAAGTGAGGAACCAATCCAATGCCTTGAACCAAAGCGGGACTTGAACCCTCTCGCCTTTGTTCTGAAGTAATTGAATCGCTTCTCCTATATAACGATGATTGTCAAGATTCCTCATTGTTCGAAGGGTTGGTAACAGCGTTGATTCGTTTCGTTGTAGATATATCCGTACTTCGTGCAACACGAACTAAAATTCGGACTTAGTTGATATACCTTCGTGCCTGCGGCGTTTTCAAAGCGAATCTCTCCGTTCGATTTGTCGATAGATATCGGTAGCCAAAAACAATCCCGAATATCTCCCAGGACTTTTAGCAATTCCACTTTCACGAGGTCATCGCTTGTCGCATCATACGAGACCGAAAGAATCCTCCAATACGTGTCTTTGATATAAATCTTATCGGAGAACTCGAACGTCGCTAATTCAGAGCGCGTGAGCCTGAAGAAGGCGGTGAGCTTCCGAGCATCCGAAGAATACAACTCATTGACAAACGGTCTCCAATACTTGTAATAAAGCGTATTTAAGGGGTTGGCTTGCACGATATGAAAGGGACGCTCCGCACCGAATCCCATGTCTTCGCTTGTTATCGTTGCACTCAACGCGGAGAACTGCGAAAAGGCGGGATATTGGGTGTCTGTTATAGTCGCGTTGTTTGCGTCGTTCTGATAATATATCGTCCCGTTGATTTGGCTATTCCAAAACGCCATACGCGGAAGCGGGTCTTTGATGGTCTTATCGTCTTGCTCTGTATCAATCAACATCCGATGCACCGCGTACTGAGTGCCGGGGATATATGAAGCGACGTGAGGTGCAAAGGGTGACTTTATTTCTTTGTTGCCTGAAGCGAAGTCGTTCTCTGGGTCATCAACCCGATACCTTCCATAAACCCGCGAAGCATTTTTGAACACCAAGTCGTTGACAAGGTCTTTCCCGTTCGAATGCGTCCAATCGTATTTCCTCGCTTGGAGGTCGGTTGTTGGTGCAATGGTGAGGTCTTTCGAGAGGTCAATCTTATTTGTCCAATCCTTTTGCGCTCCGCTCGCCATGTAATCGTTAAACGGCTCAACCTCGAGGTGTTTTGGGTTGTTGCGATCCGGAATGAATACAAGGTTGAACATCTTCTGAAGCCCTGAGATGTAATCAATCTGCTTCATCTGCGGCATATTGGCGGCAACATCTACAGTCTGTCCGGAGATTGGGTTTGTGACGGATACGATTTCGAGACTCGTTTTCTCTTGACCAAATCCCGCACCCGTGAAGGTAACGCTGTGGCTTCCTCCTGTATTCATTTGATACTCGAGCCTCAACGTATCTCCCGTATTTAAAAGAACGCCCTCAGAGCTTAAAAGAAACGAATAGAAATTGCCATTAAAAACCCCTCCCGGTTCATCTTCAATCGGTATCCATACGGGAGAACCGTTGACGGTGACAGCTATTGTTATCTCGTGGCTCGTGTCGCTCATCTCACCAAGCACATTTAATCGCAAACGGTAACGCGCTCGAAATGGTGCCGTATATGTGTCCGTTACCCAACGACTGCCCGTATCAAAAAATGGGGTTGTATCGCTCAGGGTAATTGGATAATACGTGTTGGAGCTTGCCGGGGTGAGTGTTGTATCGCTTTGAAAACCAACCAGCAAAGTATATCCGTTGGGGTTTTCACTTCCAGTGATAGCGAGGTTTCCGTTGTAAAGGGTGAGATATAAATCGCTTATCCTTGCCAAGAAAGTAGAGTCATAGGTATAACCCGCATCGGTCATTATCTCTTCAAAGAGTTTCGATGCTTGAAAGTATGGCGTAAAGTCCCCGTGCTCGAGTGGGTTTGTTGATGTCCATATATTGGAAGAAGTCCAGTTCTGCCCTTTATCGGGAATGCCGTATTTGATGACTCCACTAAACAAGTCATCCGACCAACTCTCCTCAATCTTGGTTGCGTTAAGTGTATGATTGTATGAAGACAAATCGAGGTCGGTAAGCATCCCGTCCCCAATATCCCGCGAGAGGTTAGCCGTTTCACCAAATACCGCGATTTCAACGTCTGCATATTTGCCCTTTTGAATGTATACCGCTTTGACCTGGGCAAAGCCCCGCATGACCGGAATCGTGTTGTAAGTGAGTTCCGCATCGACCTTCACCTTCGGATCCCATGTAGTAATAAGACCGAACTCATTCACCGCCCCGAAGTAATCTTGGTTCTTCTTCGTGAGAGGTACGCGGAAGGTTTGCGAGAAGCTCGAGGATGAAGCGTTTATATCTTGAATATCGGAGAACTGATAACTCAGATTCACCGGCTCGTTCTCGTAGAGTTCAATTTCGTTTCCTGCAAGGGTGAGTCTTAGCATCGGATGATTTGTGCGAGTTCTACATTGAACGAAGTGATGAACACCTTCGATACCGTCTCCTCTTCGATTTGCATCGAGTTGGTCTGAATAGTAACCGGAACCCAAGTGCCGTCAATTCGTGCCATGACATTCTTTGACCTCATGCAATATTGCATCAAGGTTACCTCCTCAATCGTGAGAACGCTGTTGAGTTGATAGGTCTCTTTCGCTTCGAGTTGGTACGGCTTAATTTCGCGTGAGCTTGTAGCGAGTTCGAATTGCGCTCCGCTGTAATCCCCGACAATCTTTCGATATGTCTTCTCTTCGCGAGTTACGGTTTTTTGTTTTTTACCATCAAAGCGGAGATAGTCCCACCCGCCCCGGGTGTTCGCCCAACCCAATTGGACAGGCTCGTTCTTAGTGTTCCTGCAATTGTTTCGAATGCGAAGGATGTTCCCGGTTGGTGCGGAATCCGTTGAAGGGATAACATCGTAATGACCCCAGCCGCCCGTGACCGCATTTAGAGCCGTTGTGATTGCACTTAAAGACGCGGGATAGACATACGCATAAAGAAGGGATGCATCGTTATTTGAATCGTTCCATGACGTGGTCGGAACGAGACCGCCATTCGTGGAGTTCACGATATATGTAATAGTATCGTCAAGGCTTCCGGCTGTGTCGTATGTGTTTATGGTAAACCTCGTAATTAATGACCCTGTATCGTCGCTATTGATGAACGCCGCAACTCCGTTATCTTCAATCCCTGCACTTACCTCGATGACATTATTCGAGGGAATGCGATCGGTCAACCAAACTTTCTTTGTTGAAGCCGTTCCGTAGTAATCCGAGAAGGAAGGGTCTAACCCTTGCGAGAGTTGCTCGTATCCGTCAAAGTGGTAATAGTATCCCGAAGTATCTTCAGCAAGCTCTTCTGAAGTGCCGTCAAAATGCCCAACAAGAACCAGATATCGCTTCATATTGTCGTTCGACCGGGTGAACATCTTGTTATGAAACGAATGAATCGTCGAGGTCGTGTTGTACTTCAAAGAATCCACCTCAACCCGTCCGGCTATCACTTCGGACAAATCAAAGAAAGCGTTATCCGCTGGATTCGGAGTCAAGTAAATTTTAGAGATGATAGTACCATTCTCTTCAACCTGCACGATATAACGAAAATCGTCGTCAATGACTTGATCCGGGATAAGGGTAAAGACTAGCTTTCTCCCTGCGGGTATCCAACTCTGTGAGGGTGCTGCGTCAATCGATGCCATTAGTTCTTGATTGTTATGTTTCCGAGGTTTGCTTTGAATTTACCCGCGATATCTTCCGCGAATGCTGCTCCGAGTTTCTTCGTATATCGTTTGTTTACCGCTGTATATGCTTTCTCGTAGAACCGAAGTCCGACGATTCCCTTCCGCTTGACACTGCGAGCCATGAGGAACGCAGCGGAGTTGATATTGCTCTTCGTGTTCTTCTTGAAACGTCCCTTCTCATCTCTCAGCTTGATTCCTTTGGCTTTGATCCACTTCACAAAAACCGAGGAGGGAGGTTGCTTGCGAAACGTAAATGGAGAGCCTTGATTCTTGCGCGTGCCGTTCACTCCAAAGTGAATAAAGGGAGCGTACTTCTTCGCCTTGCCTTTCGCTCCGAAGCTTATCTCTCGTATCTCGTTACCACGTACCCGGACGCGGTAATTCAATGACCGCTTGAGCGTACCCGTAGCGACTCCGTAGTTCTTATTCTTTCCGATCCTACGTCCTCCAAGATGCCTCTTCGCACTCTTGAGGATATCATCTGCAAACGCGATGAGCGTCTCGTTTACTTTGCTCATATCCCTGCGCGTTCGGATGCCTTGCGGCAATGGTTCTCCTCGATGCTATCGAGTAACAACGTCAGCCATAACCCAAGACCCGTGAGTGTTCGTTCTCGTTGGTTGGCTCCCAGGACTGCGGAAACGGAATGATTCCCGAAAGGAACCCCCGAATCCATTAGAAGCCGATTGAGGAACTTTGACGCTGTGACCGATACAATTATCGACACGTCCCTAAACAGCTCGTATATGGCTCTCCAAATGCTTTTGAGGATATCTGAGGTAATGAAGAAGAGTGACTCACCAAACGAATAAACAATCCCGACGGGGATTGCTACAAACGCGAGAACCAAGAGGAGGAGGATTTTCAATATTTTCATAATTCGGGATCTTCAGGGAACCAACCATTCTCAATCATATACGCCTCATCTCTTACGGTCGTAGTGCTGGGTATAATTGCCCCAAACGGGAACGATTGGGCATTCAGTACGTAGCTTGAAAGTTGTCGTATTTCTACCTCGCTCAATTCTATCATTAGGGTGATGAGCTTTTCAAGCGTCGCCAATGGGCTAACGGGAATATTGTATTCCGTATCCACCTGCAAAGCGAATTGAATGCCGTCAGGGTGTTCGATGACTCCGAATACCGTCCCGTCTTTTTGATAGGGTTCTTGCGTAACCAACGGCGCTGTGATATTGTACAGTTCGCGCGTTATGGCTTTGGCTCGGTGTTCGCTTGTTAGCGTTCCTTCGGGAAGTACGATTATATATCCGTTCATAATGTGATGCCGTAAAAGGTTGCGATATTGGATTCGATTCCTGTGCGGTTACCTGCTGCGTTTTGGTCGCTGTGGTATATAACAAATTCTCGAATTTCTTGAGTACCGTATCCGCTATAATTGGTGTGCCCAATTTGCGCGTTTGCTCCACTCGCAGTGCTGTAAATAGTAGATAAAAGGCTTGGATTTGCTGTAAACGCAGCCAAAAGCTCTGACCTTACAGGGGTCAATATTTCTGTGCCGTTACCGTAGTAAGCCGAAACAGTCATTCCCCCCGAAGTTGTCGTGCCGCTGCTTGAGTCGCCACAAGCGTACCAACGATTTAGGCTATAATTACCCAAAATAAAACCGCTTGAAGAGTTTCCTTTTTGACCGACTATAAAAGAAGTCGATGCAGTTGAAATGGAAGTTAGAGATGTTGGTAAACTTTGACCATACACGAAATTGACCCCATCACTCACCGCCCCGCTTGAAACGATTTGAGGTTGATTCGCTGTGGTCGTCTGCGTCGCGTCGTTGCTGTTGCCGCTTTGACAATACCAAGTTTTTACGAACGCATCTCCAGCACCTGCGAAGGCCGTCAACGAAACGGTATCGAGTTCACCAAATACGTTGAATCCTATATCCTGCTCGGTGTTGTCTGACGACCTACGGACGCGGATAGCTGAACCCGTATACGTCGAATCCAAAAGCCTCAAAGAGTACGCCGCCGCCGCACCTGAATACGTGTCAAGCAGTGGCGTGTTTTGTGTGAAGTAGTCGCCTACGTTTTCTTCAATGGAGGTGCGGTTTGAAGATTGATTGTCCGTCCATATAATAAACTCTTGCACGTCTCCCTTCATATAGCTCGAACCTCCGAAGCCAAGATAACTCGTTGTTTCTATTGCGCTTGCAGTATAGGTATCGGTATCCCACAAAACACCGTCTAAATAGGCGGATGCGTTGCCCGATCCTGTTTGCAAGTCCAAAAAAGCGTTCCTGCGTAAATTATTGTAGTTAAAAGGGTTACCACTATAATTCCCATCATACAACCACCCAGCTTTGCTTGTGTCAAAAACAGTACGGTCTCCTAAAGTGTCAAATAATCCGCGGTTTGAATCTTGTTCGTTTGCTGAATCTCTACGCGCAACCCAACTGACCCACATATTAGAAGCAGAATCAATAATCGAATTGGTATTTGTTAACCTAAGATTGTTTGTTGTAAAGTTTATTGAAGGTTTTCCGTTTGTCTTAAAAATCTCTCCCGAATCATAGATAACTGGTTGGATGTTAGCATTACTTTCTGAAAAGTCAAAACTGTTGCCTGATTGGTCTTTCCAAGTTTGAACCGTGCAGGTTGTGCCCGTGCAGAACGTTTCGATAGCTGCCTCGTCAATATTGCCTGAACCGTCAAAACCTATCGTTGTAGTCGTGCTATCCGATGCCCTGCGAATTACCATGCAGTCGGTTTGAGCGAATCGAAGTTGACGCGTTGAGTATGCCGCCGCTGCTCCGCTTCCATAAGATTGGTCTAGCAAATACGTTGATGGTTGTATTTCCTCCCATGTTTGCTTGAGGCTAATTGGAACGGTGCCGCCCGTCCTCGCTTTGAGATACTCCAAGAGAGCCGCCTTGACCGTAGCGAATGAAGCGTCGTCTGCGGGTGCGGGTGTAAACTCAACCCATGTCCCCGTGTCGGGATCCGCGAACGCTGCCTCTGAGTAATATATCTTCCTCCTGATAACCTTCCCCGCTGTTGGGGTGTCGCTCGATGCGCTTTGCGCGAGTCCGTCCCCGTCCGCTTTGGCGGTATAGTAGAGTTCTGTTGTTGCCGTTGCTCCGCTTCGGAAGGTCTCCGCGTCTGTTGCGAAGCGATCGTGATACTGAGTATCAATTGCAATATCTGCCCACTCCGTATCGTAGTCCGTACCGCTTGCCTTCACGAGAGCTTGCCCCGAAGTACCTCCCGCAATGACTCCAACCTTTGCCGTGTTCGCGGTTATCTCTCCCGCTTGAGTCGGGGTGATACCGACCTTGGCATTGTTGGCTGTTATATCGTCCGCCTGTTGAGTCGTGATTCCGACCTTCGCATTGTTTGCGGTTATGTCTGCGGCTTGTTGGGTTGTGATCCCCACCTTTGCCGTATTCGCTACGACAGCGGCATTCGCTGCAACGCGTGCCTCTGTATAATAGAGATTCCCATTCTCGTCAATGTCTCCCGTATCCAATACAACCACGCCCGTTTGACCGTTTACAGAGTCGACAGGTACGTTCGGGATATCGGTTGTAAGTGCCAGGGTTCCCGTTGAGCTTGGAAGCAGCACTGTGATATTTCCTGCGTTAGGTGCGCGGAGCCAAATCTTACCCGTAGCATTCTCCCAATATGTTAACGCCCCTTGTTTGAAGTTGATGTCTGCCACCGTCGAAACAGCGTCGCTCCCTTCGATGGTCATCGCCTCAAATTCGACTTCGTTCCCTTCGGTACCCGCTGCAACTGCAAACGATAAAACACCTGGAGAGGCTTCGGTAACCGTCAATCCCGAAAGGTTGACTTTCATCTTTGCGCTGTTGGCTAGAATGTCGATATAGCCCTTCGTTGTATCGTTCAGGGTGTCGTACATCTGCGCCCCCGTTCCGCTTGCTTTAAAGCGCGCGAGAAGCTCTTGCAGTCCCCCGTTGACCATCCACTTCTGAACCCCCGAGTTGTAAGATAGAACGTCCCCTTGTTCCGGGCTTATGATGTCAACATCGGTCAAATCATCGAGGGTGTCAATGCCTCCCGTGTCAAGAGTCACGACCCCGTCTCCATCATCGGTAAGGGTGCCGTTGTTTACTTTGATCGTGCGAACGCTGAGGACATCGGTTGAGCCATCGAGCGTCAGCATACGCAAGAAGCCGCGTCGAGCATATGAAGGGACATCCCCACCCCCGGGAATGACTCCGTCGATTGGAGCATTGCAAGCGTCCCACTCGTAAGGGATCTCAACAGACAAATCGAGCAGCACGCCCGATAGGACGTTCTTTGTCTCTTCCTCAAGTGGTGTAGTTGTAGCGTTTACAACCTCATAATCTTGAGCAAAGGTGAAGATATTCCCACCCATGCGGATATCTGCGATAATGTCTTCTGCGCATTGCTCCGCATCAGATACTACCTCCCTTTGTCGTTCTACCTTATCGGTCTTGTCTGCT